TACGTCGCGCCGATGCTGCCGTAATCCATGATGCGATAGGTCTTGCCGTCGCGCCCCTTGATCTGCTTTCCGGCGTATTTTTCGACGTAACACCGATCGCCCGGCTTCGGCTTTTCGCCGGACCACGGCGACATATCCTCGTTGAGGAGGAAGGCCCCAGGCGACACGGCGACGAGAACGCCCGTCTCAGCGGCCATGCTCATTTTTTCGATCATGTCTTCGGGAAGGCTTACGCCGCCCTTCGATGTGGGCGAGCATTCGTCCATGAGGACGAGGACGGTCTTGCCGACGACGCGAACGCCGCTCGTGTCGTGTCCGTTCCATTTTGCGGAGATATAGTCGGCGTGAAGTCCTTTAATCAGATGTGGCTGCATGTTGTTCTTCCGTGTCTTCTTGCCTGTAGAAGTTCTGGATAACACTGAGCGAAAGCGTTTGCAATTCCCGCAAGGTCGCTAATCTGCCTTGGAGAACGTCAGCCTGTGGAGCAAGTCGACCCGCTTCCAAGAGGTCGGCCGCTGCGGTGCGGAATGCTTCGATTTGGTCTGCCAAGTAGAGAAGATAGGCAGACGTGATCGGGTTGTGACGCCACATGGCGAATTCCTGCTCGGACAATCCGAGCAAAAGATCTTCGTGCGGCGGTCGCGTAGATTTCTTCACGGCGCGCTACCTCTCGCAAGCGGCACGGCGGATGCAGGTCCGGGCATAGGCGAAGACGCACCGCCTGCCCCGCCGGGGCCACCACTCGGCATAAGCGGCAAGGGAGGCAATCCAGGGCCGCCGCCGGGCTGTACGGCTTGCGCGAGCGGCGACGACGGCCCGCCTTCCTGGGGTCCGCCGGGAGGCATTTGCGGGAACGGCGGAAGGCTGCTCGTCGGGGGCGACGATGCAATCCCGGACCCGATATTCTCCACGTCGCCTTTGTTCTGCGCCGCCTGTTGTGTGAGGCCGCGCGCGCGGTGCTTGCCCTCGACATCGGCGGCCTTCACCATCGTATTCGTGGCCTCAATGTGCATTTCCATGATTCGGAGTTGCGCGTTGATCCAATCCATTTGCGGCCCGTTGGCCTTCTGCGCCGCCGACGCCATGTTGAGATAGGCTTGCGAGTTGTCTTTCAGTTCCGCCGCACGCACACGCCCAAGCTCTGCCGACTTTTCTTCCATTGCCATCTGAATGGCTTGCATTTGCATCTGCGGTGATGGCGGGGGCGTGAACAAATCTTCGACGCGGTCGATGCTCGCGGCGTCGAATAGGCGCGTGTAGATTTCCTTTTGGTTTACGAGCGAATCCCCCTTGAACCCCATGAGGATTTGCGCGCGCCCGAGCTTCTGCATATCGGTTATCATCGTCGGGTCGGCGATCGGCTCGACACCACCGCCGAGACGATAGTCGTCCGGGCTGATTTCTCGCCACTCGTCGCCCACGCGATAGCGCTGGCCCTCCTTCATGTAGATTCGGTTGAGCCGGTAAATCTTGTCGAACTCGGCTTTCAGCGCCCGATAAATCCGCTTGTGGATTGCTGTGTAGACGGTAAGCCCCTGCTCAATCAGCGCGAGGATTGTCGTCGGCGGCGCGTTGGCGAGTTCGGCCCCGCCTGTGAGCACATTCTGAACTGACGCGACTTCCTTCCCGGACGTCATCAGCATGCCAAGGAGTTGAAATAGCACGGCGGACGGGCCTGGGAACGGAATCGGGAAAACCGCGTCGCGGATCGATTGGCCCTTCGATCCGACGCGAATGTATTTGCCGACCTGGAAGCTGACCGGCCCGGAATGGATCGAAAGCTGATCAGACACAAAGCCGCCGCCCGCGTTCTGCAAATGACCGGCGTCGAACATCTGATTCAGGGTCGTGTTGATTGCCTCGTTGAGCGGGCGCAACAGATGGCCGAAACCGACCGGGTACGATCCGCCGTCCGGGTTCGGAAGGAACGGGATCAGCGTGTAATGCTCGACTGGCGTGATTTTGATGATCTCGTCTTTGTCGTCGAGATCGTCGTCGTCTTCCTCTTCATCGTCGACTGCCGGGCCTTTCCCGGCCTGAATGCCGTCCTCGTCATAGCGCGCCACGATACGCACGACTTTCGCCGAGCGCTTGTGGACCGTGACGACGTAGGGCTCCGGATAGCCGTCGTCGTCGAGGTCGTAGCGGCGATGCTGCTCCAGGAACACATGCGGCGCATCCTCGTCGCCCGACTGCGCTTGCTCGGGGTTTGTCTCGTCGCTCCCTCCCGGCCCGTAGACGAGAGGGAGGAAAACCTCAGCCCGCTCGAATTCCTCGATCTCATGCGGATAGAGCGTCAGAATCTCGGTATGTCTCGGCGCGTCCTTGAAGCTCGGCGCGTTGTAGTTCCAAACCAAGTTGAGCAACGGTACGAGCACAGAGCAATTGCGGTCCTCGACCGTGTTGCGATAGGTCTTGCGGCATGCACCGCCGATGATCGGAATTTGCATCAAGAGGCTATCGGTCTGTGCCTCCCATTCCTTCATCTCCTCCAGAAGCTGCCAGCTCATATGCTCGCCGATGCGATCGGCGCGTTTGCGCTTTTCGCCGGGCGCACTGAGCCAAATCGGCGTGCCGTCAGGGTGAACCTTCGGCTTGCCGCCCGGCTTGCCATCCTCGGTCGCCGGCAAGCCTTTGTCTGTCCCCCACACGACGCCTTTGACGACGTTGCGGTTCTGGATAATCGCCGGATAGGTTCTGGCATTGAACTGGATCGCCGCTTGCGTAATCAGCGGATAGATGATGTTCGATGCCTTAGGAAATGGATATTGCTTTTCCTCAGCCTCTTGCGTGGCGAATTTCATCGCCTTTTCAGCCTTGTCCTTCCAATCCGAGCGCGAATTCTCGTCGATATTGAATTCGAAAATCACGAGTTGCCCGAGTTTGTCGAGCACGTCTTGCGCGTAATTCTCGGCGAGGTTGACTTTGTCGATTTGTTTGACGAGGAAATCCTTGACCGGAGTGTCGTCGTCGCGCCCATAGCCTTCGGCCGGGGGCGTTCTTTCCTCAGGCTCGGCGGCGGGCGTCTCATCGTCAACATCGACATCGATCCTCGACGAGGAAGGCGGGGGTGTGTTGTCGACGGCTTGAAGCGACGAAATTACAGCCATGGTCGATCCTATGCGATATCGCCGGGGGGGGGCGGCGGAGCGAAGTCGTCGGAACACATTGCGCGCCCGTAGCGCCACGTCAACGCCACGATGCCGGCTCCAATTCCGATCGACGGCGCAATGGCGCCGTCATGCGCCCAATCCGTTGTGAAGTTGCCATCGGCGAAGAATACGACGGCAAGCCCACGAAGGTTGCCGCTCTTGGCGCTATCAAGAAGCCGCGCGCACAGTTCGACCGCGCTTTCGACGGGCTCGCCAAATTCTGTGGCTATGGGGCGGCCGGTGTGAAGGCTGACGACGTTCTCGGTCACTTCCCCTCGCTCAGTTTCCGGCCAAGATGATTGTCTTTGATCTTCGCATTGAAGAACTTCCCCGGCGACGCCGAGCCGATGAACGCGTCGTGCTTGTCCGCCCCGACGTCGTCGTATTGATGGACAGCGCCGTTTCTGAACTTGACCGTGAGCACGCGCGAGTTTGGGTCGTAGTGCTGGCCCGAAATCATAGACGACGCGATGGGTGTGAATTCTGGAATTTTGGTCATGTCAATACCCCGTCACTTCGGACCTGCCTTGGTCGCTTCCATACCCGCTGTCCGGCCAGTCATCCTCGCCCCGCGGAGCGCCGCCAGTCAGCGCGGGCGCGAACATCATCGCCGCCGCATATTCGAGCGCGTTCATGATGTGGGACAACGGCCCCTTATCGGGCCGGCTGGCATAGCGCTCGGGGCCGGCCACTTGAATGCGACGCATGTTGTAGCCCCCGAGGAAGCCCTTGCGGATCGTCTTGCACCGCGGATGCAGGATAAACTGCGGCTCGCCGCCGATCAAGGTCCGCAACGGCTTGCGAACCGACTCCATGCGCAACGTCGGGTCTTGGACGCTGGGCTCCATCGTGATCCCCTTCGTCTCGGCGATCTCGAAACACGTTTTCTTGTCCGTCTGCGCCCGCTGTGTTCCCGCCGGGTCGGCATAATCCTCAAACGTCACCTTTCCCTTGAATGCACGCTGGCAATGCTCGAGCACGTCGTCTGAAAATTGATCGAAGCCCATGCTCGTCGAGGTCATTTCGTCGAAGACGAGCCATCGGCCATCGGGCAGCAACTGCGAAAAGCAACACGCGGGCGTAAGGCCGAAGTCGTAGCTGCGAATAACAGGCACTCCAGCAACAGGGTTGACCTCTTTCAGGTGCAGCGAATCGCTATACTCCGTATAGACCGGCTTGCCGTCGACAACGAACCCGTATTCGCCGTGGATATAGACCTTGACCCACTCTGGCTTCTTCCCTTCAGCCAGCAGCTTGTAATAGTTTAGGTTCGTCAAATTCGGGATGTTCTCAGCTTGCGGCGACAAGCCGGACGGCTGCTTGAACATCTCCGCAAACCATTTAGGATGCTTCTTTTCCTCGAAAAACCGAAACCAGTCCGAATCCTGATCGGGCGGGTTTGTGTCCATGAAAAGCCCGGCCCACGTGCATCCTCCCATCGCCTTCGACGGATATTGCTCAATGCGGCCTTGCAAGGCGTCGACAATTGCCCACGGGATTTCGCGCGCCTCGTTGACCCATGCTCCGGTCACTTCGAGCGAAAGCAGATTCGACACGTCGTCGGGCTTGTCGAGCGCGCGGAATAGGATCTCGAATTCAGCCCCCTCGAATCCCTTCACGACGTAGCGGTTGTCGCTCGCGTAGTGGCGGCCGAAGTGCGCTGGGGGGAGCCACATATGAACGGTACGAATCGTCGTATCGGATAGCTCTCGATAGGTGCTGCGCGTGACGAGCCATCGCGTGCGCCGTATGCCGTCCGAACCGGGCTTCTGCGCGAGCGCGCGGCGGACGATCTCGACGACGCAACCGGAGCTTTTCCCGCTACGGAAAGGTCCTACAATCCCTCGCACGCGTGCGTTCGACGCCGCGAACTTCGCGATCGTCGGAACATTGGCGTAGCTGTAGCGGATATCCAAGAATCAACTGATCCCCATCTTATAGGACGACATCTTCGCGCGATGCAGCGAACACGCGGGACGATCGGCTTTCAACTTCGGGACGAAGGTTTCGAGTTGCAGCGCCGGACGCCCGAGAGCGTCCTGACTTGCGCCTATGATGTGGACCGATGGCGGCATGCCGTAGCAGTCGGCCGCCCCTTGCTTGGGCTCTTGCCAGAACACGCATGTCTGGCACGTCGAGAATACGACGGGGATGATGCGCTTTAGGTTGTGCTCACTCATTTCAATTCCTCATCGATCCATCGCTTGACGTTCTCCGGAGCATTCTCGCGCGCCGTCTTCAAGCCGAGCACGACCAAGGCCCGATAGCGCTCGCGAAGCTGCTCGGGAACGGAGCTCCAGGAAAGATGCCCACCCCAGCACTCACGCGCTATCGCAGCCGCGACGCGATCTACCGCCTCGCTCATCAGCTTTCGAACTCAGGGCAATACTCATCAGCCCGCTTGCCAAAAGTCGAAGCGACGGCAGCGTGAGCCGTCAGGCTTTGTGGCAAGCCCATTGTGCCGTCCTCGTGAAGCGGCCGGCATTCCGGATTAACACGAAGCCAATAATGCTTGAACGATCCGTCTATCTCGCGAGTCCTGTTTACGACCTCGACCATCAATATAGGCTCGTCGTTAGGAACTTCACGCATCCTCAAGGTTCCCCACCGCTCATCATAATCGATGGTGGTTCCTCCCGCGTCGCGAAGATAAGCCGCCGCTCCGGATATTTCCTCGCCATGCTTGTATCTATCGATCATCACGCGCCGGACCTCGGCATTGGTCTCGGCGTCGATCAAATTCGTCGTTATTGTCTGAGGCCGCATGATGACGAATTCCGGCACACGAACACCGTTTACGGCATAAATTGTCCAGCCATCAGGATAAGCGACGGCGGGACCGGAAACGCTGTGTAGCTGACCACGTTCGTTCCGTTCCAAAATATGATGACGCTCGCTCACCCAACATATGTTTTGATGTGGAATAGCCCAACCAGCGGATTGAGCTAGCAGCCATGGGCCGCCGAGTTTGTCTGTCTGTTCCTCAAGGCCAATGGCGTCGTGAAAAAAATTGTGAAAGGCCAGCCAGCTTGCGTCATGCGCGCCATAGACGCTGGCCCCGACGCTGTCCCTGACTCTGGCCCCGACGCTGTCCCAGACGCTGGCCCCGACGCTGGCCCCGACGCTGTCCCCGACGCTGTCCCTGACGCTGGCCCCGACGCTGTCCCCGACGCTGTCCCCGACGCTGTCCCAGACGCTGTCCCTGACGCTGGCCCCGACGCTGTCCCAGACGCTGGCCCCGACGCTGGCCCCGACGCTGTCCCAGACGCTGGCCCCGACGCTGGCCCCGACGCTGTCCCCTGGATGCTTTGGTCGCTTGTCTATGATGATTGCGCGCACAATGCCTTGCGATAAAGGTGAGCCGCACCATACTATTTTCTTCGGCGGAGGTAACCCCGCCGCACGATACATCATTGTGATCGCCTCTTCGGCGCGCGGACGATCAGCCGGCTCGGTGGAAAGTCCGATCTTGGTCCATTTCTCGACA